AGGTGTTTCTTGTTGGTGAAATAGTAGTTGTGATATGATTGAATAGAATTGCCAGGAACTTTAACATCATCAGGCATTGCTGGTGTTGGTTCAGTAAAAGGTGTATGAGCAGGAATTTTCATTGGTGGATACATCAACTCATCAACAAGACCACTTGATTGAGTTTTGTGGACTTTACCGTAACGATAGGTGTATTCTGTACACAAAGCATCTAAGAGTTTCCATAACCAGACATAATTTGCATAAGACTGTCTACACCATATTGCTGAAGGATGATTGAGATGAGTAGCAACATAGAGCTTAGACTCACGGTCGTCAGGAAGAACATATCGAGTTTGTTTTCGACCAGACTCAGAGAGGCCAGTAGACAGAGTGCCATCAAGAACACGGTGAGCAGTAGAAAGAAGTTGAGCATATTCAAGGATCATTTTTACCACGTGCTTGTCACAATGCATTTCGGCACAAATACGTGGGTTGTTGTCAAGGTAAAATATATTCATAGTGTAACCATTATAACATAATAAAATTGTTTTGTCAATACTTCCAGTCGGTACAATACCCAAATTTCTTAATCTTTGCCAAACCTTTTTCACATCTTTCACCGATATCGGTACGATATTGTGGATCATTACCAAGTTTGATTTTCTTTACCAAATCATATGCTTTATCTTTTGCTTCTGTGATGGATTTACCAACACCGGTACAAACCAAAATATAGGAACCGGCCGTACCCCACTCTGGTACATCTTCAACCAACTTATCGTCAATCATTTTGACTGTCTTGGTCAGTTTAATTTCGCATGGGTGTACATTGTCTATCTCATCGCCTTTGAGGTCGTCCGTGAGTATAGGGAAGTCTAGGTAGTCTTCCTCATCACGCTTATTGAATGGGAAGTCTGCATTTGCCATGACAACACCAACGCAGGTCATTTCTTTTGCCTTGAATGTTTTAGAATTACCTTTAACTACATCTAACATCCATTCTGCTGGATCATCACACTCAATACAAGGTTGCATAATATTCCACATTGGATAACCTGGTCTTGCTGTCCATTCCATTGGCCATGGTGTACCATCTTTTTCATCAATGATAACATTCATGTCAAGCATACCAACATAACCAATTTCTTTGAGTGTTTTTTCCATTGGCTTCATTAACATATCTGCCAATTTGGAATTTTTAGTGTAACGAGTAACTGTACCCATTTCACCTGTGTTAACGCCAAGGTCTCCGTTCATTTGCTTTTTGAACTCCCAACCTTCACACCAGAAATCACACCAACCGCCAGGTCCAAAAATACCTGTAACAGCAATCTCTACGCCTTTATGAAAGTCTTGTAGAATGAATGGTGATGATGGTTTACCTTTTTCTTTGCGTTTCATTAAGAAACCGATAAGGTCTGCTTCGTCTTTTGCTACATATGATAAAGTTTTATCTTCTTCTTCACCACATGGTTTGCAAACATATCTTTTAGGATTATCTTTGATGAATTGAATTGCTTTGTCGTAATCTTTAAATTCATATGACGGAATAATTGCACCGCCAAATTTTTTAATTACATCCTGACCATACATACGGTCTAATTCAAGTTTAGCTGCACGCTTACCAGGTCCAAATACAGGATAACCCTTCTTAATATATTCATCAAGCTCATCCATGAACTCTAGGTTATCTGCTGAAAATATTAGGTCAGCAACTTTCATGTAAGGTTTCCACTGGTCTACCTTATCAACTAGGCCTTCACCAATATGTTTAGCACGAGAACCTTTTGTATATAATTTGACTGTGTGACCGTGTGCCACGCAACGGAGGCACCAGTCTAGTGTAAGACCTGATGGGTCAATTACTAGAATAAGCATGAGATTTCCTAAGGTAAGTTATAATTACCTTATTATTTATCATTTACAATGTCAATGTTTCCATCGAATACGAAACCATTTCCCTTTAAGAATTGTTCAAATTCAGTTAAAATGTCGGTCAATGACACAGCAGAGAACTCAACAGTTCTCTTTGCGTTTACACCTTCATTTGAATAGGGAAATGGTGTTTCGTCACAAATAAATGTGAATTTACTCATAGTTTAGGAATATCAAATTCTGTATCAGTAGATTTCTTTGCTGGTTTGCCGCCAATCTTTTGAATACGGTCAGCAATCATTTCACCAGAAACAGTCTGCATTGCAAATTGTTTGAACATTGTATAATTATCAGATACTAACATAGATGATTTAGAACCTGAACCGGCTGAGTCTGCAAAAAATAATGCACAACCACCTGCTGCTAGTGGTGCAATTTCAGCAATAGTATCCAAGTTAATAATAACTGGACACTTCTTCTCAATACTATTCACTTCAACAAATAAACTCATTCTCTATCTCCTTTAGGTTCTTTAACTTTTGCCAACTTGGCCACTCTTTCTGAAATTTCAGCATCAATGAACATACGCTTCCAACCATTACGCTGTTCTGCACTACCACCCATTAAGGCAATAACACGCTTTGATGTCTTACTTAGGCGAAAATCTTTATTTGGTTTTATCATTTGGTTTTATTACAATCAGGAACAGGAATCAAATAGTTTGTTGAATCACTACTTGGTCTAACAAAGAAACAAGCACCGCTAATGTCCCATACTAAATGGTGTTGAACACCTTTGACATTAGTAATATCAGCAGGACGCCTTGTGATGTCAACTAAGGTTAGAATGGTTGAGAACAATGCAATGACAACAGCACCTAAGAACAAACTAATACTATGTTGGTTAATCCAATTATAAATCTTTTGTAAATTAAACATTAATATATCCTTTCAAATACAACACCGCTATTATAATACAACACATTATTACTGTCAAGCTTATTTTGGTAAACTTCTGTGCTTCTTCACGAAAATATTCCAACTGCAACATATTCATTTCATGTTGAGCCTGTACCATTGGCGGCACATCAGGTTGCATTGCTACTACCGTCTTTAAAGATTCTTCAGCCAAATTAAGTGCCTGCCAATAGTAGTAAAGTGATTTCATTTTAAATAAAACCCATTTTAGATTCAACACGACTTTGTGCATGAACCTGTTTGTGAAAAATATCAGCAATCGACCAAGAGTTTTTATCTTCAGTCAATTCGACACCAACTTTCTTAGCAACTTTATTTGCCTGTTCTTTTGTAATATTGTCAAATGTGATAATATCAAAACAACGACCAGGTCTTACCAACGCTGGGTCAATATCTTTTACAGAAGGTAAATTTGTAGAGAAAATCAATTTCTTGCCTTTTGTTGTAACAAGACCATCACCTACGTTTAGGAACTTGTGCATCATTGTATTGCCTTCTTTACGAGACTTCAGGAAGTTATCAGCATCTTCCAATACCATGATGTTTGATTCTGATTCAACCCATCTAGCAAACACATAATCTTTTTCCAAAATATCTGCATCATATGTCACAACAGCAGATTCTTTGCTGTGTTGTAATAAACCACGAATGAATGAAGTCTTGCCTGTGCCAGGTGGGCCAATCAATAACAGAATACTAGAATCTGAATTCATATAGCGGTCGTAGTAGTCGGTCAAATTCTCATTACCCAAGAATGGGTACATTTCGGACATTGGTAGTTTATCTGGTCGTAATGGAATATCAACAGATGAACCATCAGATGAATACATCCATTCAAGATAGCAATCTACTTTCTCAAACTTTTCCAAGAGCATATCAACGCAATATTCTAGATGTTCTTCTGTACCATACAGAGTTAGTTCCATAGATGTTGGATGAGTTGTGAACTTAACGAGAATTTTTCTTTCTTCATCAATCATTACACCACTTGTTTTGGTCATCTCAAAGATTTTCCAACGACCATCATTAACATATGCAATGAATTGCTCACGATTACACAATAGATTGAATTCTTTTACCAAAGTATTCTCTGGCAAATCAAATCTTTCCATCATAAATTTTGTTGATACATGGTCACCTAAATCAGATGAACCCAAAAATAATTCTTTGTTTGTCATAATATTTGTCTCATATGAATCATATGTCCAACCTTTCGCAAATCTTTTTCTTCCCATTTTTCTTTTTAATGAACGAATAGGCCTAGAAACTCTAGGCACACCAGCATGAATTTCTGCCATCATTTTATTTAAAAGATGTTCACTCATACTTTCATCAATTCTTCCAATGTATAGGACTGAATAAAATATGGTGATACATTATCTAACACACTTCGTTCCAAATCACCTTCTCTGCGTGGAAAAGAACGCACTTTAAATTCACATTGATTGACCTTTTTAAAAGTATCAATCATCTCCATCACCGTATGGCCAACGCCAGTACCTAGATTCTCAACTTTGCCTGATGGTGTTTCAATCGCCTCCGTCAACGCATTACAAATTTCATTC